CAGTCGTCTGGATGTCGTTGCCGCCTTGCGTTTTGCTCGGCTTGTCAATCTTCGCTGTGTTCTCTGTGCCGTTCGTTGCAGCCGTTTGCCGCTTCTTGCCGCTTGTCTACGGGCTTTCGCAAATCGCTTCACCAGCGTCTTGCGAAACCTCGTGAAACTACTCTGTCGTCGCCTCGGCATTCTGCTGCCTTTCCCGCCGTCTCTGCTCCCGTCGTCGAGTGTACCGCTTGCTGACCAACTGCCTCGCGATTGCGTGACAGCGTTTGCTGCACGCCTCCACGACTCGCCCCGCCGCGGTCTGCAAAAACCGCTGCAGTTCTGGCCTTCGGTCAATCAGTTTCACCCGTGCACTCATGCGTCCGATCTCCGACAGATCAGATAGGGCAAATCCACGCGGTTAAACTGCTGTTCCACTCGCTCCACACGATAGGCCAAACCATCGGAATCGGTGATTGTGTCACCCACTCCAACGTCCAGCAGTTCCTGCAGAATCAGGTAGAATTCACCAACGATCCCACGTCGCCGGCCTGCCTGGCTGGTCTCGATTTCCGCCGATGACGTGAACCACTGGCAGCGGATGCCGCTGGTTTGCGTATCCACCACCTGACGCTCTGCCATGCTCTGCGTTTGTGCCGTCTTGCGTTTGCGTAGCGTGACGGTGTCGGTCAATTGCAGGTGGCAATAGGATCTCTGAATTGCAGTCTCTGCCGGGTCTGTGTACATGACTCGCCAGACCGTCGTAACGGCCCCACGCTTCACGGTAAACAGATCCCCGACAGATACCCGGGTCGTCTCAATCGGCGTCCATACGTGCGCCCTGCGAATCGTCTGCCGGTCTGGCTGTTCAATCAACCTCACGCACCGTGTCAGGCTTCCGCCGCTTGCCTTTGTCCAGGTCGCGGCTTCGCCCAATTCATCGGTGTTCAAGATTGCTGCACAGTCCAGTGCAAACTGTTCGCGAAGGCTCATTTGCTGGCCCTCTGTGTCTGCTCGGGGATTTCCTCCACAGTCACTTTGGTCAGATACTTACGGACCACCAATTCATTCACCTGATTTTCGAGACCGACACGCAACGCCTGTGGAGTCTGCAGGTCAATTTTGACAGGCTCATCGCCCACCTCAATTTTGCCTGCAGACGGATTCCCAGGACGCTTCGGCCCGATTCGAAAACCAAAGGTCTTGCCGCTTGCGACTGGTCCTTTGGTGACTGTGATGCTCTTCAGTGCCATTCGATCAACTCCGCAAATCCGCCGCCAGAAAATGCCTGCCCGCTGTGGCGGACAGCGAACAGGCCACCGCATCCCGTCGGATGCGGTGTTGCTCGATCAGACCGCCATCAGGTGAACGTGGTCAACACCGCGTTCCACCATGCGCCGTAGCCGATGTTGTAGCGTGCGTAGGTGCCCATCTGCAGCTGCTTCATGTTCATGTCCTCGGCTCCCTGAACGTTGGCCGTCAGGGATTCGCGGGGCTGGAAAATGAAGGGTCTCAGGGGCACGTCAACACGCAACAGATACCACTTCGCTGCGCTGCTCAGATGCGTGCTCATGGCAACGGTTGGCGTGTCCAGAACAACGTTGGTGCCGCCGCTGTTGTTGAGGATCTGATTGAATGCCTTCTTGGCAATCGTTTCCAGTGCTCGCGGAACAAGTGCCACAAACTGCATCCCGGAATTCAGCCCGGTAATCACGTCCTCATGCAACGGCTCGCCGGCGTCGTCCTTGAATCCCATCATCGCGCTTCGGGCTGCTTCGTAGCTGCCCAGAAACTCGTCAATGGTTGGCGTGGTGCCGGTTGCTGCAGCGTAGGTCAAATCGTTGTCCTGACTGCCACTGTTGCCCCAGCTGTGGTCAGTGTCAAAAAAGAACTGACCGTCGAAACACGCTGTGCTTTCGCCGTTCACAATCGCACTCATCAGCAGTTTGTCGGGATGTCGCGCGGCTCGCTGTGCCAGTGTGGTCAACGCGCCGTCATACAGCCCCAGTCTGTCGTCCGCAACGTCCTTCTTCTCGATCTCCAGGGAGCCTTCCCACTCTTTGTTGGCGAGTGTGTAGGTCGCCCCGCGCAGCTTGTTGTAAACGCGGTCGCCGAGGTACTCGCGAATGGACGGCATGGCACCGAGAATGCCATACTGCTCATCTGCGCCATCGGACGGCGTCACGGTACAGATTGACGGATAGAATGTCTGCACGGCAGACGCTTCACGGTTGAACTTCGCGGTGAGTGCTCGGCTTGCCGCGATTGCCTTGGCAGTATCAAGTGCCATTGTGAAAACTCCTCAAACAGAAATGAAATGCGGTCAAACCAAACAATCAGGAACCACGGGACTCCAGATCCAACACGCGGACCTGCAAATTCTTGATCACAGACAGCACGGTGTTCGCTTCGTCCTGCGTGCTGAATCCGTACGGGCTGCTGTTCGTCGTGTTGGCGATTGCGTAGTCCGGTGTGCCCGGTGCGGTGTGCGTGATGGTTGTCAGTGCTGCCACTGGCAACGCCCCAACGCCAACCGGATCAATGTCAACACGAATCTTCGTGCTGCTGATGTACTCCGTCACCATGCCAATCGGCACGGATGCGGTGCTGATGCTGACGCCGACCGTGAAATTGTCCTCGGCGTACACTTTGCTGCCTACGTCTGCCTGCGCGAATCCGGTGCCCTGCAGCACGAATTCACCCTCTGCCCAGACTTCAACAGTCTGATCGCCTGCACTGCCGCTGCTGTTGTCCTGCTCGCCGACCGCAACACCAACAAACCCATTCACCCCGGTTGCTGTCACGTCCGTGGCGTAGCCTGCAGCCGTCAGAAATACCAACGTGCCTTCGTAAATGTGCACTGACGCTGCCACTGGGTAACTGCGTCGCCCTTCTCGCTTCTCGATCACCTGATTTGCCGTGACGGCCATTGTTCTGCCCTTTCAAACTGAGACCAACTCAAACCACGCCTGACCGTCAGGCTTTGTTTGCGTGCTTCACGTACTCTTCTTCGGTCATGCCGAACGTCATGCCGCGTTTCTGCAGGTCTGCAAACTCGGCCTTCAGCCCGGAATGCGGGTCGCTTTCCTGCGGTGTAACGGATGCCGCCAACACGGGATTTCGCGCAACCACCAACGCACTCAATGCGGTTTGTGTCTGTTCAACGCTGAATCCAGCATCAACAAACGCATTGAACTTGTCGCCGGCTCCAGCCAGATCGCACAACGCTCGGATCTGTTTGCACCGCAGCCGCTCGACCTGTGCCAGATCCGCCGTTGCTGTCTCCACCACTTCCGGCTGCACCTCAACTGCCGACAGATCCGCAGCAGGCTGAACTGGTGCCGGTGTCTCCGAATTCACAACTTCCGCCGCCTGCGTTTCCGTGGCCATCGGTGCTCCTTTCGAGCTAAAATAGCGGTCCAAAAATCCTGCGATGCGTGCCCGGACCACGTCAGGCGGCGCATCGGTGAAATATGTGTCCAGCAGTGCGGTTGCCTGTGCTGGCAGGTTCCTCAGGTCCGCATCTGCCAAACTGAACAGCCCGGTTCTCGTTGCCGCTGGCGTGTCAACCACGTCCGCCGCTCGTAATCTTGTGAATCGCATCGGCCAACGTGCTGCCTTGCGGTCTGCCGGTGCCATGTCTGGCAATGTGTCCTGCCACTGCTGCAAATTCGCCTCGTCCAGTGCCGTCGCAACGCTCACGCCGAAGGCTTCGGGATCTTGTTCGGCCATGTCCAGAACATAGGTGCCCAGATCGCCCTGCGGACTCGTGAATGCTGCGTCTGCAATGTGCAGATCCGCTCGAACGGTGTCGCCGTCAAGTCTGAAATTCGCCCACCTGCCGAGATACGAACCCATGCCGTCATTGGACATATTCGGATGCGTGAATCGGGCTTTGATGCCGCCGCGGGATGACTGCCCGAAGTCCACCACCTGCTGCAATGTCTGCATGTCGGCTGTCCACGGTCGCGCATCGCCTTCATTCAGGCTTCCGGCCTGCATGATGGATGCCCCGTAGATGACGTTGCCCTGACGGTCAACACGCTGTGGTGCCGTGCGTGACGCGTCCGTCCGGAACATGCCTGCAGCTGGTGCGGTGTCAATTTGTGGCATTGGCTTCGTCCCTCGCTCGCATTTGTTTCTGAACCTTGCCGGCCCATGCCTGCCCAGGATCACCGCCCCAAAGTGCCCACGCAATCCGACCGTTTGACGGATAGCCCGGTTCACCGGGACTGAATCCCTCGCCCTGCTTATCAACCTCGTGACGTGCGAAGAATCGCACCATACGGCCAATCGTGTTCGGGCTGACAGCTTTCCCGTTGCTTAAATCTCGTGCTCTGGCAACACCAACGGCAGTGCCACCGCGCTTGTACTCGCGTCGCCATTCCAGGCCTTGCCGTGCCTCATCTCTGACGCCTTGGGGCGGTCTGAAGTCGATGCCTGCGTACTTCTTCGGGACTGCCAAAAGCGCAACACCGCGGGCAATCTGCCCCATGTCTGGC